CTCATCAACAGCAATTGGGCCGTGTTCATCAATGATATGAGCCACACCAGCCATCTTACCAACGTTAAAGTCCATACCAATGTGCAATTGTGGTAGAGCTAAGCTACGACCAAATCCATCAGTACGACCAGTAAACTGTTGAACAATGCCCTCAATGGCTACATCACTGTGATTGAAGCGGCGATCAAACTTGTAGTAGATCCGTCCAGCAGCCATATTCACAAATTGACCATACAGTAGTGCTTGTTTCTCTTCTTCAGAGTAGTTAAGCTCCAAGTCTGCCAAGAACTCTTCTGGTAGAGTAGGGTTATCGTATGAGGATGCGTGGATCACATGCACTTGGTCCTTCTTCTTTGGGTCCTTATCTGGATCCTGTATGAAGAACTTGTACATGAAGCGGAAACCTTCTGGTGTAGATGTAGTGAACATCTGATACACAGAACCTTTACGCATACGACCTTGTAGCTTCTTCCACATGGCCTCGGCAATGTTAGGCTGGATTGTGTCTAACTCATCAACACCAACGAAGGCAAGGTTAAGACCAACCAATCGTTGGAAGTTCTCACCACTACGAAGCAGTATCTTGGTCTCACCTTGGGCGAACCGCAATGTGATCTCAGGCATAGGAGCACGTTTCAGTACATATGGAATACCAACAACATCCAATGCTTCTTCCAATGATGGGATCAGCACAGTGTTGACAAGGTCATTCGTTGGTTCACACAATAGTCCTTGGTGACCTACATTGAGTGATGCAAGGTGGATTGCCTTCATGCAGAACGCAAACGTCTTACCGGCGCCGTATCCGGCACGCAGGCAGACGTAACGGTGAGCTGTATCCGTTACGAATTCATACTGATGAGGGAATAGTTCTATTGTTGGGTTCATTAGCGGCGACAAGCAGTAGTGAGTTGACGAACTGCCCCATTAAACGATACTGGTTCTACCAAGGCATTGCCCAAGAAGTATTCGTCAATGTGTTCTTTTGCTACATCCGCAAATATGAATGTACCTTTGTGGCCTACCAATGTGATGTCTTTGAGTGTATAACCAGCTACCTTGAGGAAAGCGGCCATAACGATGTCTGATGTTTCGTAATCCATTATTCTATAACCCTTATAATATCTGTTTCTTTTAGGGTGCTAATACCACCCTCATAGGCAACCTGTGCCCATCTACCATTTGGTGTGTTGTAGAAACCAACAATGTGGCCAATGATTTCAGCTTGCCCACCACCTACACAGGCACATCGTTGAATCTTGGCTATGACCTGTTGACCAACCGTGTACATTAGTGAACCCCAAACGCCAGGTTATAACCATGAGCAACCAATAGCTTCTCTGCTTGGGTTGCTTCTGTTTCATCTTCACCTTGGTAAATGTCAACCAATACCTTGGTGATCTTGTTCTGGCTGTTAAGACCAAGTTCAAGGAGCCCTTGGTAGTTACCAACACGGGTGCGTCTAGCACCTGGTTCTGTTTGTAGTTGGAGGAAGATGCGGGTAAGGCTGTTGCAGTAGATGACCTCACTAGCAGTAAGGACAGCATCAAGACCTTCAATGCCAGTAAGGTTTGGAATGGTTGATTCTTCTTTGCGGTCTGCTTTCTTGACGTAGGCCATTATCGTTCACGCTCCCACTTGATCACAGACTCAACAGTTACCATCTGTCCTTCCGTGGTTTGTTCTGATGCCATGAAAGTCCGGAGGTCCTCATCAGCGAATATAGCTTTAGACGTAGGCTCTGCAATCTTTTGGAGTGTCTCATTATACCATTCCTTCTCCTGAGTATGATCTTCATCAGGATGGGCAGCCCAATGGGTTTCATAATTGTGCATTAGTTCATGAAAAGCAACCATGACCTGCATTGCTTCAGCTGTTGTTAGTTCCAGTGTTACCATTTTCTTTTCCTTCATCTAGTTTTATAGCTTTTGTGGTGTGTAGCAGTACGGTAGAAAGCACATCAACTCTATGCTTGGCATCATCCTTCTCTGGGCCAGATGAAGACTTACGTATCCACTCCAGCTCCTTGAGTACCTCTTGCAATATCAACGCATGCACAACTACACACTCTTCATGCGTCATATTTAACGTAATCAAAGTAATACCAACCCTGTGTAAACAACTGCAGCCACTTTCAACATAACAATAGTGGTTATTACAGCACCTTCCATTATGTACCAAATTTGATCAGCGATAGGTAGGTTTTTCATGATTGCTCTCCTTTAGGTGGAGCTGGTTGGAAGTTGACACCGCTCGGAAGACTAGGTTTCTCTTCTTGAGTACCATTGTCGCCCCAACCATGTTTAGATTTGAGATAGAACTGAATAGCAGCAAAGTGGTTCTTGTGCTTGCAGTCGCGTAAGACGTTCCACAAATAGCCAACAACCTCATCTTCGCCCAATGCGTGGGCTTGACGGATTACTTCCTCTATTTCAGGATATTCTTTCTTCTTGGCACTGAATCCAGTAGGGCTAATGCCTACTATTCGTGCGATGCTTGCTTCGGTAACACCACGTGTCGCAAGCTCTTTGATTTGTTCTAGGATCTCTGGTGTAGGAACCCATTTCTTGCCATAAGCCATTTTACTTATTACCCCCGGTAATTGTTTTCTTGGATGTATTTATGGTTCTTTCCTTTAATTGGGCAGCTTCAATTATCTTAGGCAGAGTGCTGTTAGGACGTATGTCACCAACATGGCTGTATAATGCACCTTTGTACATAATTGGTCCCATCCAGGTTGGCTCTCCGTTACGTGGAGTGACCTTTATCTTTAGTTGGTATCCAAACATACGTGCCATTGCAACGTAGTCTTGTTTCAATACCAGTTCTGCAAATTCAGCAGATAGTGGATATCCTTCTGTGACGCATTCCTTTACCAGAGCGCGCATGCCTCTTGTTGCGTATGCAGGTGGCATGTTTTGAATGGACATGAAGAAGCGGAGGTCATTGATCCGCTTCTTGTCTTCATTAATGCGGGCAATTATGTCATCAGTTGGATCAATTTCAGGAACGATAGATGTCATTGGTTGCTTTCCTTTGTTGCGGTATGCTTTCTTGCGCTCTGATTGCTCTTTAACCCACTCTGGATCTTGGCGTTTCTTTTCCAGCCATAAGAGTTGGTTCTTGCGACGATTGGCTTTGTACTCATCACTGTACGTCTTCTTTGGGTTGGTCATTTGGTGTTTGCAACTTATGTTGCTTCTTTCTCTGGATATGGTCTGCGTATATTTTGGACAGCTTGTCTTGATTGCGCTCACGCCATCTACGTTGATACTCGCGTTGGTAGGCTTTCCATTCTTCTAGATGGGCCTCTTTATAGCGCTTTACTGCTTCGCGGTTACGGATCTGCACTTCATCTTCTTCGTAGGTGTGTTCGTCTTCAGGTAGGTACTTGCGTGGACGGCCTGGCTTTCTCTTTAATTTTGTTTCCATAATTTGCCCCATTGTCATTATGTATTATTTATGCTAAAGTCCCCTCATCAGATGACAAATAGATTAATCAGGTGAATTAGATGAAACTTTTTATGAAGCAACTCCGCAGCACCCCTACAATGAAGATGCGCAATGCATTCTTTGGTGACCTCCATGGTCGCGATATTATGAAGTGGGTGAACAAGTTCTATGGTTCTGGGATGGACATCATGCAAATTGGTGCTTCCATTAAGGCTGAACTTGGGGATGTTGCTGGGGATGTGATCTACAAGATTGCATTCAGCCTTGATTGTCTGTTTACTGATATCAAGAAGATGGGCATTCAGCCTAAATCAAACAAGACCACTTATACCGTTGAAGAGATTGCTGCAAAGATCCTTGCATGCGATGATCAATTCTTTACTGTTACATTCATCAAGCGTACATCTGGTGAAGTCCGTACAATGAATTGCCGTCGTAATGTAGTCAAGCATTTGGCAGGCGGTGAGCTCAAGTACATCATGGCTGATAAAGGATTAATCAGCGTATGGGATCGGCAAGCAGATGGGTATCGTGCCATCAATATAGGTGGGATTGTTAGTGCCACTATTAATGGTACTACATACACAACTTAATGAGGAAATTCAAATGAAGAAAATCGCAACCGCTCTGTTAATGCTAATTTCGTTTAGTGCCATAGCTGCCCAGGCGCAGCTGGTGTCATGTGATCTATCTACGTCCGTAACCGGTAGGTTCGTTTACGTAGGTACATACCAATATTATGGTCAATATGTGCAAAGGACATTTCCCTCACATTGTCCACACATCATTGAGGTGTATTAACAGATAAAGAAAGAGCCATGGAAACCTCACGTAAACATGGCTCTATTATTCTCCGGTTGTTAATTGGACCTATTCCAATTAAGTCACCTACTATGGTTCAGACATCGCTACGTGAGCGACATTATCATTATACGTCATTGCATTCATAAGGCAACTGGGTGAAATACCAATCCCAGTATGCCATTTGCATTAATTGAGCTGACATCTAGTTCCTCTAATAAGTTGTGATTGAGGAACGAAGTGACGAACAACACAACTTATTCCGCAGGCAGCTTTTGTACTTGAGCTAGCAATGCAATCAGCTGGTCAAGTCGCATTACTACCAATGGGTCTTTGTGGTTCTTCTTGAGAACTAGGTAATCAACTGGATCTAGGAAATCCCACATGTAATCCGCAATGGATTCTCGGTTCTTGCATTCAATGCGACCTAATGGGTGATCAACAGAACCAATAACTACATCAGATGAGTACTTACCACCAAGGGAACCAGATAAAGGCACTCTTTCGGACGGTATTCCAGCATCTTCCAGTCGTTTAACGACCATATTCTCAAGTCTTCTTCCTTTGTCTTTAGCAGCACTCATATTGATCTCCGTTATTTGATATATGAGTTATTTATCATATCTCCTTGGCCGGGAGTTTAGGTTCTACTAGTAAGCAGTCATTCGCTTCGCGAGAGATGCATCGCGCCTGCGGCTGCTCAGCATCTCTGTCTTACTTAACACCTATCGGGAAGTAACTCAGCATAACACTCAACACCGTTTCTAAACCAATCCCCCCACATACCACGGGTCAAGCGGTTATTACGGACTGTCGTAGTAGCGAATCATCATGGTCCGGCATTATTTTACATCCCACACATGCTCCACTGGGCAACCACCATCTTTGGTTTCTGTACTGAGGTGGGTACCGTACAGACCTTTACCGGAGCGCGCCGGAACCTACAGCCCATTACTGGGGTAGCAGTCTTCTTGACAATCTATTCAAAATCCAGATCGTGTTTGGTGTGTAGAACCAATCTGGGGAATTTGCCAGGGGATTCAATATCCCCACTACATTTACGAATTGTTTTTATTACAAAGGACCGTATTTGTTAAAGTAACGATCTATCTGGTCTTCCAAGCGGTCGTTTAATGTATTCAACCGCTCATTTTCTTTCTTGAGTCTCTCAACATCATCACCAGATGGTGCTGGAAGAACAACTCTCTCTACAACTACCCGCTCAACTACTGATTCAACCACTGCTGTTCTCTTTGAAACATACACTGGACCGGGCATCTTTTGGTTCTTGCTATCTTTTGCGGCCTGTATTGCTTTTTCTTCTCTGCGCTTTTGTCTTACTTGGCGCTTCTTTGCTTTTTCAGTTAGTGGCTTATTACCAAGTGCTTCGGAAATCTGCTTTAACTTCTCGTTCATGTTGTTACCCAATTAAAATTAAAAACATTAGGGTTACCTAATTCCGTTCAGGCAAAAGGAAACTCCTCAAGTTTGGTCGGCCTACCGAAGGCGCACTTGAGGAGTTAATGTAAAAACGTTCAGTTGTACTTCGGTAGTTTTAGAGAGCTGCGACCAAACAGCTCTGTGAATGTATTTATGCAATGTTGCAAAAAGTTGACATAAAATGATCATACGACTATTTACAAAAGATGTCAACTGCCTTGCGTTTCTTTTTCTGCTAACTTCTTTGCACGCCGTTCATTCGCGTATTCACGCATGCGAGCAAGACGTGCTGCATATGCCTCAGGATCATTAGCTTTCATGTCTTCCCACTTTGCCTTATTGTAGACCTTCATACGGGCTTGGCATACTTCTTTGTTGGCTTCAAACGAGCGCTTGTTCATTGCACGGTACTTCTCAATGTTGTCAAGACGACGCTGACGTTCACGTTCATTGAGGCGATCTCTATTTTCTTGTCTGTATTTGCGGCGGTATTCACGGTCGCGTTCTTTGCGTTCTTCTGGGGTCATGTTAAAACTCAAATAGGCCTTCAAGGCGGTCAATATTGATTGTGGGGTGAAGTAGCTCTTCAGCATACTTGATTGTCTCGCGAATGTCTTGCTTATGTCGCGTAAAGAAGTCATACACCTTGCGGATCTGCTTCTCTGACAACTCCATGCATCCTGTCCAAACCCAGCGGTTGAACGACTCTTTGCCTAAATGGTCAACTTCACCAGGCGCTTTGGTAGTCAGTATAATGTAGAAATGATCCACTTGTAGATCATCGTAGCAGTGCGGGTACTTCTTCTTGTCTGGGCTGAATTCGTGATCATCCGCCTTCCATGTGCGACCTACGTGTTCGTATTCAAAGATGCGCCATGTTTGTTTCTTGTTGGGGACATACCGGTCATATATTTTGTTGACACGGAGGAAGAGGAGTTTGTGTTCCATTATTTTGCTCCCTTGCGGTCAAATACGTAAGAGAGTTTGGCTTCAACTGCTAATGAAACCCATTTTTGTTCTTGGAGTTGATGAATGTTGGTGATCTTCCAACCTTCTCTAGGTCCGGCAATAAGTGCGGACTCTAGTGGCCAACCTGCTTTAACACGTTCACGGAGGGTGTGAACGGATACTTCAAAGATACGGGCAAGTTCGGCGATTGTTGTTGTGTATCCGTAGAATTCAAACCAAATGGCTGTTTCACGGGTAGGTAGCTTCGCACCAACGATTGAGCGTTCAGCTACGACTGGATTTGTTTTGTGTGTCATGTTGACTCCTTTTAATTTACCTGCAACGGTATTTATGGGGAGTCAACATTTACATGCGATAAATTACAACTTCAGGGGAAGTTCCCCTTGTTATGCGGCGTTTGACCAGATAACGGATGGAGTAATTTGTGTCAAACACACCAACTTGCTTGTAGCAGTATTGAAATATGTTGAACCAAGTGGGGTGCCTGTCGTTGTGGCTGGGTTAGCAGCAAGACGACCCAAGAACTTTGGAGTAGCATCCATTGTGGTGAAGTTTGTGTTGATCGTAACTTCTTTCTCTTTTTGACCAACTTCAAGCAGGGTCAATGCGTAGTTTGTGGTTGTTGCCATTTAATTTCTCCTAAGGGTTCACGATTTCTATAGACACTGTATCTTTTTGATTCAATGCCTTGTTAATGATGTCAAACAATTTGCCAAATGCAATACGACTGTTGTAGATGGATTGTCCATCAGAGCTAACAGTATCACCAGGAAGGATACAGCCTTCTGTATCACGTTGTGTATTTCCAGGATGGATTCTCACACCTTCAAAGTTCGGTACATTATTTAGAAGAGGAAGCAATCTACCAAATCGTGGCGATTGTGTCACCGTAACTTGGTAGACGCCTGCTGGTATTGCAGTGCTTCCATGAACTTTTGGTTCATTAATGCGAACTTGATCTTCCAATGTAAAGCAGATAAAGGTACTACCGTTGAACAATCGTCCAAGAGTAGTACCGTTTAGTGTTTGGTAGCGCTTCAGTGTTAGCTTCATGCTGTCACCACATATGGATAACCACCACCAGCTGATGTGGACATTTGAATCACAGAAGCCTTCAGTGTTGCCTGAGCTGATCCAAAGTCTGCCTGTTGTTGAGCAACCGTGTATGTGAATGAAGTACTCACAGTGGTTGCTGAACGAACTGCGACATCAGAACTGTTGATGATTGCAACAGCATATCCACCCCAATCGGTATCGTGACTGATTTCGGTGTAGTCACGAAGACCATTGTTGAATCGTGGGCGTTCTACCCATGTGATAGTCCAATCGCCATTGACCTCTTTAACAGCCTTTGGTTGTGCTACACGCCATGGACGCATATTAAGACCATATGGTTGTACGTCATCAGATGTAGCTTTGGAGATATCACTACCAATGGTAACCGTCTTGTACTTGACCGTCTTGCCGATATCAGCAGATTCCAAAGCGATTGGTGTCAGTTGGTCATCTAGAATAACAAACAACTCGTTGGTAACATGTGAACCACACTTTACTTCACTACCAGCACGACCACGAAGCAGACGTGACAGCGTGTAAGTGTTTGTGCCTGTCAGTGTTGCGTTGACGAAACCAATCACTTCTTCACCAATCATGCACCAGTTTGTACCATTCTGAACAGCAATGTCTGTGCTGTTATTCAACACACCTTGCTTCAGTTGTACAGAAATCGTAGTCGTTGTATCCCACACGTGGTAGTCAGCAGGAGCATTCAATGCGGAAGCTGCGATACCAAAAGTAGGAGTCTTGTTGGATGTAGTCACATTGCTGTACGTAGCACCACCGTCAACTGAACGATACAATGAAGCACCTGGCCAACCACTAGCACCATAACCATGAACAATTGCAAATATACGAGCAACTGACTCATTATCAGATAGAGGAGGAACTTCAATGAACAACGACTGTGAATAACCAATGGAAGACACAGTGTTGGTTGTCTGAGCTGGAGTTGGAGTTACTGTCACACCGGATGCAGCATACGACGACGATGCAAAGTCAGCACGCACTACAGTGAATTCCAATAAGCCATCATCAGTCTCTCTCACCTGAAGGATACGGACGTTAGTAGTGCCGCCAGAATCAAGTGGAATAGCGATAATATCGCCTGGCTCTAGGTCAATGTTGTAGTAGTCAGTGATGAATGTGTATTGTTGCTGTTCAATATGTGAATTAACCAACGATGATTCAGTGATACGCTTAGCTTCGTCATCAGAAAGCGTGAATGGAACTTCCAGCTTTACATCTTGACCAGCAGTGAATGTTTCCAACGTAGACACTTGTGTGAATATGTTGTGATCCAAAGCAGAAGAGTAGTAGTTCAATGTGACGCTACGTGGTAGGTCAATACCTTGAACACGCTTTGCTGTGTAAGCTGCGGATCCAGTCATTGAGTTCTCAGCGCGTGTGTGGCCTAAGTCTTCAGACGTCAAAGTACGAACCACACTAAGAGTACGTGGAATGAACTTAACTGTTGATCCAGATTGGACGATATCAAACTGATACACTGTAGCCAAATTAGCCAACACATCACGAATTGGCATTGTGCTGCTGATTGTGAAATGAACTTCCTTCGTTGGTAGCTGAGTAACATCAAAATCCAATGCTGCATAACCAGCAAACGTCATTAGTGAAGCCACAACGTCAGGTAAACTTGGGGCAGTAAAGGTTCCATTATAGCCAGCAGTGCCGGTGTAACGAGAGTCAGCCTGGCCATCACCCGTTCCGTCTTCGGACATCATATCAGAAATCTTCACACCAGCGTAGATCAGGCCAGCACCAAGTGCTAATGCCTGTAACCAATCACCAACTGTAGCTGTATCAATCCAGTCAAACACCGAATCCTTCAATGCAGTTAGGAAGTCTTTTTCAGCTGGAGGCATTGCGGCAACGGTAACATCAGTCATCGCGTCCCAGTTAACAGCCCAGAATGAGCCAAATCCAGGCTCATCACCACCTGATGAAGTGTGATCTGCAGAACATACGTAAGCATTACCAGTTGCCTGATTGCGTACGACGTCATTCTTTTTGTAGTCAAATGAATCTGACCAATCTCCACGCCAACGCAGGCGATCGGATTCTCCAAACTTCTCCCAGTTTGTTTCCCAATCAAGACCAGTACCTGGCTCGTTACCTGTATCGGAAGTGTGTGTGGCAATACAGATATACACAATACCATCATGGGACACCAAAGATGTACTACATGGGGTGCCACCTTCTTTGTAGTAATTGGTAGTTGCTGCCCATGCATTCTCCCATTTGAGGCCGCAACCAGCCTCACCAGAAGGACCAGCTGGTCCTTGGGGTCCTTGAGATGGGCAGCAAACAGTTTGAGTAACAACTTGGCCTGGCTTTGTAACAACAGCAGATGACCCGCCTGAACAGAACTCAAACTTTGCATCAGGAGATGATGCTGTCACCGATCCTGGATTAGAGTTGTCTGTTTTACGAGCACGTTTTGGAACTGGACAAATACTCATTAGAGATCCCCGTAATAATTTTGTGCACCGGTACCGATCATTGCAGTACCCAACACATCCATACTATTTACACAAACCAAAGAGCTCAACCGAACAGCGTATAGAGCAGATGCTGTATACACAAACGCATATGGTTTAACAGTCTTTGACACAAACGTGGATCCATCCCATACTTCAAACGTAAGCTGAGGTGTAACACAACCTCCTAATACAATACCAACATCAAACAATAGAGCAGCGCCAGGAACAAAATCCTCAGATTCTGGGTCTTGTTGGAACTTGATTTTCTTGTCAGCTTTAGTAAGTTGGGCAATTGACGATCCGCCTCCTAGATACTGGAGTTTGCCAGACGTCAGAGCTGCTGTGCGTAATGCTGTTGGATCCTCAGGATCGCCTGCGACTTGGACCACATCTGCTAGGTTGAGCAATGACCCCCCAGTCGCAGCAAAATTGGTAAACGTAGCAGTAGATGTATCAAAAACTGATAGCATTCCTTTGAGAGGGTCATCTTGTGCATCACTAGCAATGTATAGCTGTTGATATTGGTTTGTGTGCAGAAGGTACGGGTGTCTATTAATACGGTGCTGGCTTACATACGCACCAGATGTCGTAAACTTTGCAATAGCGTGATCATTCAGGCACGTTACGTATATGTGACCATCCAATCCATCCGCTAAGCTACGAGGAATGTATTGTTTCTTCCCAGGAATGAGAACAGGAGAACTCCACGTGCTTGTAATCAGATCATAGAAACACAAACCTTGACAATCACTGGTTGGAACCCCACCTGGCATTGTAGAATGGTCGGAGTCATACGTAACAAACCACAGTTTGTTATTGGCTACGCAAATGGTGAATTGCATCGGTACTGGCAATGCCACAGTAGTCCCAACAATGGCATATGTTGTTTTGTCGTACGCTTTCAATTCCATGCCACTAACCACATACATCTTATCGTCGTGACTGACCATATTGTTGATTGTTGCTCCGTGGTCAATCGTGGCAACCAACTTCAATTCAAAGAGTCCACGATCAAATTGATACTCTTGAGTGAGGTATTCCTCATCAATGTATGAATACACTTTTATCTGGGTACCCGTAGATACCCAGATATCGCGACCATCATGTGCAATGTTATTAATGCCTGATTGTGTTGTAACGAGTGTTTGTTCAAATAGCCACATATTAATAATCCGTAGTTTCGTATTCGTCAGCGAATACCTTCACAACCAATTCCCCAAGATTACCATAATCCAATGCTGTTCCAGGCTCAACTAACAACTGTGTGACCAGATACTGAGAAAAGTAAGTAGTGTTGCCAGTTAGGTGGTGGACATATGACGAAGCTGCATCTTCCGGCCCCGTTGTGCTTAGTTTTGGATATACTGTAATTCCACCAGGAGGAACATATATTAATGATCCATCCATGACGTCAGACGATTCGCTGTATTCGTTTGTTAATCTGTAGTACAACTTCACTTTGGTTGTGCCTTCGTACCCCTGAGGTGGGGAACCTGCAACATTTCCACTTATTTGAATTCGTGGGCGAGCGCCTGCTGGATACGTCCCACTGATTTTCATGAAGTTGTACTTTGTGTAACTCCATACCACATCTGTTTCTGAACGAGTGATTGGGTGGTAGATGTAACTATTAGACTCATCGGAGCCAGATTTCTTCCACCCAATATTCTCAACAGCAATGCGGGTAGTGCCACGGCCAGAGACCGCAGCACCAGAGTCTTCGTAAAGCTCAACCAACATTGTCATTATGCAAATCCCTTACGAATTGTGGCATACAAAGATGTACCATTACATACACAATCAATGATCGTCACTGAGTTTGCTGTGTATGAGATTAGATTGGTGGCTCCGGATGCAAACTTAAATGCGCTACCAAAAGCCATGGTAAACCCACCCGTTGCGTTTTGCTTGACGATAAATGTGAACTTCCCAACACCAAGAGACGTAGGGGTTAGCGTTGTGTTGTGTGCTAATGTCAGCGTGAACACATTGCTTAGCGCTAGGTTTGCTGTGATATTGGCAGAGCTGGTCAGGGCGGTTGAAGCAACCCATTGAGCAGCTGTGTACGTATTCGTTGTATTCAACTTTGGGATATTTGTACCAACAGAGATCACACCACCAGCAGAAATAGCAATATTTGTATTATCAGCTGTGGTAACAGCTCCCTTCACACCAACTGTAGCATCTGGAACAGAGATCACACCACCGGTAACGGCAAGACCGCTCCCTACCTGAACAATACCTTTGGATGATGTAGTAGCATCAGGGATGACACCTGACAAATTCACAGAAATTACACCACCGGTAACAGAAAGACCACTACCGATTTGTACAATGCCTTTTGTGCTGGTCGTTGCATCCGCACCAGAGAATGATACGACACCACCGGTAACAGAAAGACCGCTGCCTACCTGCATCACGCCCTTGGTTAATGCAGTAGCATCAGAAACCGACACGACACCACCGGTAACAGAAAGACCACTACCTACCTGCATGATACCCTTGCTACCAGTTGTAGTGTCTGCACCAGAGAATGATACGACACCACCGGTAACAGAAAGACCGCTGCCTACCTGCATCACGCCCTTGACAGAGGTAGAAGCAACAGGTAGGTTTGCAGAGATGTCAGTGATTCGTCCTTTACTGTCAACAGTTATACTGGCAGCAGAGTAATACCCGGCTGTTACACCAGAGTTAGCTAGAGCTGGTGAAGTGGCTGAACCGGTAAGATCACCAGCTAGTTGGATATCCCCTGCAATTGTTGTTGTAGCATTAGCCATAATATGTCCTTTTTAAGAAAATGTGCAGTATGTATCACTGCCAGATGTAACACAGTTAATGGTCGTTGTACCAGTAGCTGGAGCTGAATTGTTGAATTTGTATGATGATCCGAATGATAGGGACAGTCCTGTCAATGTAAACGTATCCCATATAGATGTAGAGTTTGCTACAACAATGGAAACTCCACCAGATGTTGAATTTCCAATTGCATGGATACTGGACATTGTCCATTTTGCCGTAACATCAGATTGTGTAGATGACGAGAAATTATCAGACGAACTAATGACTCTCAGAGTTGTTGCTGATGTTTTGTCAACAATAAAGTACCGAGTTCCATTATACACTGGATCACACGCAATGTTAGTGCCAGTGTATACCAATGACCAACTGGATCCACCAGTTGTAGACATATACACACTGGTAGTGTCGTAACAAAATAGTGCATTACCAACAATAACAACTGCTGAGTCAATTGGGGATGACTGGTTACTCCAGGTGGAACCATCCGATGAAGTAATAAACGACTGTACTCCGGTCTGTGTATTGTTTATTAGGTATACTCCATTCTTGTACGTTGCTACCCATCCGGTTGTTGCTGGAGCGGCAACAAGATTCCACGTGGTTCCGTTTGCTGATGTGTAGAATGTATTTGAATATCCACCAGATGTCAATACCAACGTTCCATTCAAGTTATAAGCAACCTTGTGTGAAGCAGTTGGATAGGAAACATCTGTCCATCCAGATATACCATTTGTACTCCACATATATCCATTGAGACCAAATACAACAAACTTAGACGCAGCATAAAAACACTTAACCCATGTATCAGATGTTGGGAAGGTAGAAGATGACCACGATGTACCGTTACTGCTGTACGCATAGTTGACCGTTGCGCTACCGTCGTATGCTAATCCAACATATGACCCACCACCATAACTAATACCTGCGTTGCCCCACTGGGATGATGATGCAAAAGAGAACGATGACCACGAAACGCCACCATCCGTAGACACAATACCTGACGACGATGTGTTTCCTGCTAATCCAAAAATCTTAGCGTTGGCGGTTCCAATGTATCGCCAATCAGCTGAACTTGGGAAGGTTGATGAAACAATACCAGCACCAACACCACCAGACAGATATGTGCCAGATGCTGTATTGTAACTAATACACCAGTATCTATCACCCAAATCAACTATGCCGCTTGGACTACCACCTGATGCAGTGAATGTAGCTGTCGCCGGCCACATATACATTGGATCCGTTCCACAATCAGCAACTATATTCCAAACGTTGGTAGATGCGTTAGTAGGACTAGCTAATGTGACAGACGTCCCAATTCCATCAGCACGATAAAAATCATTGAACAAAGCGAGATCAATTGCATAGTCAGCATTTGTTATCGTTTTAACTGGAGAGCTGTTATAGCTGGTAAAGGTATTCGTAGCGTTAAGTTTTGGTATGTTAGTACCAATATTCATAGCACCGGCGGTGGCAGTTAGGTTCGTGCCGATCTGAACAGTACCTTTTGTAGTTGATGTAGCGCCCGTGGCCGCTGCAATCCCTGAAGATACTGTGAGACCATCACCGATTTGAACTACGCCTTTTACCGATGTGGTAGCTTGCGTTGGGTTGGATGTGTCTACAGAAACAACACCACCAGTAACAGCAAGACCACTACCAATTTGAACAATACCTTTAACGCCTGCGGTTGCGTCTGGAATTGATACGACGCCTCCAGTAACAGCAAGGCCACTACCTACCTGAACAATACCCTTGGATGATGTGGTAGCATCGGGGGCAGAAACAACACCACCAGTAACAGCAAGGCCACTACCTACCTGCATAATGCCTTTTGTACCGGTTGTTGCATTTGGTACAGAAACAACACCATCAGCCACTACTAGGCCACTACCTACCTGCATGATGCCAGCAACGGATGTAGTTGCGTCTTCAGGAGGCACGAATACACCATCATGTGCATAAACGACACGACCTTTTCCATCAACAGCAACGTTGACGTTACTATATGCCCCAGGCACAACACCAGTGATTCGTAGTTGTGGAGAGGCAGCTGTTCCAGTTAGATCACCAGCAAGAACAATGCTTCCTGGGGTTGAATTTGTTGCTAATGCCATTAGAGGCCTCCTTGTTTCAATACTTCAAAGCTAAATTGTGGGATAACACCGCTAGTTCCCAAGTCAAAATCTGTTAGAACTATGTATGCCAAACCCCGATATCCGGGAACATTACCAGCAGTTAGGTGACTTTCCATTGTTGAGTCTGGATTCTGGGTATTGCTACCAAGATACAAAGCACCAATCAATGGATTTGCTTCAGTTCTTGCATCAACAATGATCTGACCATTAGCCCAAACACGACTGATACCAAGGATTGGGCCTTTGCAAATAGCAATAGCCATGCTGACCTTGTATCCAATTGTGATAGTTTCAGTACCACCGCCACCACCTTTACCACCAGATGAACCAGTCTTGGTTTCATATGTGGTCTTGTCGTTCGCCCAGATAACATTACCAGAGATCCGTTGTTTACCAACTGGAACTGGAATGTTTACACCGTATTGTGATGTTTGAACACGCAGATCACCAATAGTAGGAGCGGCTGCTGTGTTCTTGTTTTGTGAGCCAGCTGCGTATGAGCCAACCATCCAACCGATTTGAGCACCAGTTGGTCCACCAATCATGTAACCTACCGCAGCGCCTGCGGCAGAGATCACTAAGTTAGCCATTGTTTACTCCTGGGAATGTGTACGTATATGTCCAACGATCGTTCCATTCAGCGTTCAATGTGTTGATAACGACCTTCTTTATGTCGTATCTTGCATGAATAAACTGTGTTTCGTTGATCATAATGCCCAAATGACTCGTTGTACGTCCAAATTGGAAGCAAATTATGTCACCTGGAAGCGTATCTTCTTTGTTTTTCTCAACACAACCGTACGAATCTAGCGTTTCAAGCAGCTTTTCTTCGCGATTATGGAGATGCCACTGAGTTGGGTAGTTTGGAATACGGGCAAGATCATCATCATTCAATAGACCAGTATCATATGCAACACCAACTACCAACTGGGCACAATCCACCCCAACACCCTTGATACGGGCGTGGTGGTGATATGGTGTGTCCTGCCATGTGATAGCAGATTGTATAATTTCGTTTCTCATAGGTCTATTTATCTCGTAGTGACTTCGGTCTGGATGTGAGGAAATCCACCAAAGTTGACAACATTGTTAAATTTAGCCTTGCATGTAGCCAAGGTCTTATCGCAACCTGCAGTGATGCTGAATGTGTTACCGATGACGATATCAGCAATCGTAGGCAGGAAGAACTCAACGCTGGTGGTTCCTGTAACGGTATGTGCCTTTACTTCGTAGCTTAGTCCGTTGTTTGATCCACTTGTCCATGTCAGAATACCATTGGTGCATACACCATTTGCCTGCGACAGACCAGATGTGGTGAACTTTGTACGTTGCGAAGTGATTGTGGCTACAGATCCAGTCCATGTGTATGATGCTTTGTTCAATGTGCAAGCACCAATATGAACAGTATCAAACTGGCTAAACAACTGATGACGGCAAGAAGCAGTGAACACAAAGTTGATGTTCTTTGTCAACTGACGCATGTGGCTTTGCATGTCAGCACGGAAACCATCAGCTGTCCATTGGATGACACCAAGGCGACCTTTATCCACAATGAGGCGACCATATGCTGGATTCTTCCACGAACAGAATGCCACTTCAATGTCAGCATTGTCAAACTTACCAGCCAACAGGTCTGATTCAGGTGCATCTACCCACGCAGAACCAAACTCTTGGTTTGATACTTGGGAGTCGGTAGTTGCTGTTAGGTTTGTGCGTTTCAGTCCTGGTGCTGGAGTGTACAATTGACCGTCTATAGTGATTGCCGAATCCAAATCAGTGTATCCGTAGGTTGATCCACTTGTCAGCGTCATCTTGATGATTACGGTGCGGTATCCAGCTATGAAATCATTCTTCAAGTTTGCAGAGATAGTTCTCATTTAATTTTCCTTTGGTATTACTCAAACACTTCAATAAGTTGGAAGTCTTCAAGCTGAACAACAGTTGGGACTACGTTGCATGTACCACCTAATGGTGACTTCTGCATCGCTGCAATGCTGAAACGAAGAGGACCAGCAAAACGTACAGTGCTGTATGTAGGACCAGTAACAGTGATTACATCAGCAGGAACGGAACCAGTAATGGTAACATACGGAAGACCATTAGTACCATCAATGCCAGTATATGTAGCAGTGACCGTAACGCCGTTCTTCTTGAACACCAGACCACTCATCACTGGGTTGAATACAGGATGGGTACCAGCTGTTGTAGTATCCCAAGGCAACGTCAAGTACCAAGTGTTTGTGCTACGGCTCGTCAGAGGGGTAGCGTTAAACTCAGGATATGTTGGATCTTGGAACAGGAACGACTTCAGTCCCATGTCTGTTTGACGTAGAAACTTAGTGATTGCAGTCTTATCTGCTTCAAGTAGGTAACGAGCAGGAATAGTCCACACGAACCGTTCCCACTTGTTTTGCTTACGGCGGACCTCACGAGCACCGTTTCCAGTGATCATGACTGGGTCCACAATTTCCTTGATAACACCATGCTTGAGTTTCAGTGTTGGGAAGATGATATTGGTAAATGCCATTTTTGTTATCCTAAGTTGTAAGCACGGTTAGTGCCGTTCATCATTTCTGCTAGTGGTCGCTTGATCTTATCAATTGCAGCGATCACTGATTGACTGTCCATTGCGGTAATGGCGAAGTTGACATTGTTACCACCAGCCATTGCCAGTGCAGATGTGTCAGGCAGAATTGTGCCACTACGATCAGGAACAAACAACTCAGCACGACGTTCACCAACGATGTACGGTTGACCAGCGGAAACAGGGCCACCATCAGCACGCATACCAAACAATCCACCAATGATGGACGTTAATGCTGCGCCACCCGAACCGGATACGCTTCCTGTGCGACCAAAGTCACCAAACAAAGTTTTGGCCAACTGAGCAGCCAGTGCTTCAGCTACCATCTTGTCCAACATCTGCTTGAACATTGAGCCAATATCCTTGAAATTACCTTGCATGATGCTGTAAAACACATCACCAAATGTTGACTGCAGTGTTCCGGCTACACCTGCCACCTTCTTATCAAACTCAGACACTTGGCTCTTCAATAGCTCCATTTTGGAACCATCAATCTTCTGCATTGCAAGAGCAAACTCCTGGGCCGAAATAGATCCTGCAGCCAACCACTTCCAAACAAGTTCTTCTTGTGTTGCAAGTTCTGTCGTACGATCTCTAACATCACCAACTAACGAACGCCATGTTCCTACTTCTTCGTTAATCTTGCGTTGTGATTCTATCGTGTTTGCGTATCGCTTGGCTTCTTCGCTGCCTTGTGCAACAAACGCACTATACTGCTTCTGGCGGACAGCAATCTGTGCTTCAAGTTCTGATGCCTCTTTTGAGTTACCAGTAGTTAAAGCTACACGGTATGCCTCTTTTAATTGGTCCAGTGTTGCTAGTAATGTGTTCGCCGCTGCTCTGGTTGCAAGGTAATTGTCTGCTGCTTGTTTTCCATACTCTTGTTCAATGCCCATAGCTACCCCGAGCTGGGCAGTAGTCATTGATAAGTCTCTATTCAACCGCAACAAGTCATTCTTTGCAGTAGCTTGTTCGCGCAAAGCCACTGTGTTCAGTCGGATCTTATCAACCTCAGCGGCCAGGTCACGCATTTTGCTTTGATGTTCAGCTGTACGGAAACCGACCACATTCTTGGCAATGTTGTATTCTACTTGCTGAGCGGCTGTTAGTTCTTTATATCCTTCGGATTCCTTGAGCATTGCAGCATATGCTTTGTCAAATGCCTTGGTTTCTTCATCCTTGGCATCCTTAGCAGCCTTGGACTTACCGGTGTAGTCACCCTTAGCGTTTGCAGCAGCGGTTGTAGCCTTTGCTTCTCTTTCCATTGGAGCAATGCCAGCGTCAAGTGATGCGCTAAAATCAGTATATGATGACCCTGCGGATTTTGCATCATCTCCAAAATCCGATATAATTTGCTTTGCACCCGCGAAGTCCTTGTTCAGTATAGCAACCGCGGCTGCTGCTAATGCACCAATTCCTTTACCGATGACATTAAACACCAGGACTACGCCGCCGCCAGCCTTAACTACCCACTTGAATACTTCACCAACACCCTTAGCAAAGTCTTTGAATCCTTCGCCTTTGGTAACAGCCTCAACCATTTGAGCAGCTAGGGCATTCAATGTTGGTAGAACTTCCTTAGCAATACTCATACCAACACCGGTTGCAGCATTACCTACACGCGTTAGTGAATCGTTGAAGTTCTCAGCAGCCTTTGCAGTATCGGTAGAGATAATCAGACCAAGTTTTTCTGCTTCAATACGCAGTTCTTCAAGTCCGGCCTTACCGGAATTCAACATTGGGATTAGATCAGCACCAGCCTTGCCAAAGATTTCCATGGCAACAGCAGACTTACTGGTTCCATCTGGTAGCTTGGACATGGACTCTGATACGTCCTTGAACACAGCATCAGCTTTACGGAATGAACCGTCAGCGTTCTTTGTTTCAACACCAAGGTACTTGAAAGCGGCAGCGGCTGCAGTGGTTGGATCGTTTGCTTCAACGATGGACTTGTTGAGTTGGTTGAATCCTGTCTTCAGTTGTTCAAGGGAAACGTCACTGAGACCAGCTGCATAGTTTAATGCGGATAGTTCTTCAACAGAAAGACCAATCTTCTGTGCAGTCTTCCCCATCTCATCGGCGGCATTAATTGCATTCTTGGCCATTGCAGCCAACCCAGCACCGATTGCCATACCAGCGGCGGCACCCAAGGCGCCTGCGGCAACCGCAAAGCCTTTGATGGATGCACCAACTTGCTGTAGGTTCGTTTGAAACTTTTGTAGTTCAGGGGATGCTTTATCAACAACCTCTAACAGAATTTTTACGGAATCACTCATTTTATCTCTCTTCGTAGGTCACGTGTTTGCTTTTGATAATCTTTTTGGTCAGCATGAAAAGCAAAACGCAACTGATCCATTGATAGCAACTGATCAATGGATGTGCGTTTTGAGATAGCAGGGACGAATAGGTTGATTTGGTCAAGGGACATATCGTAAATCTCAGCCATACTAAAGTTGGCCTTCTTTAACGATATTACGACGTCTGTCCAGCTTGAATCGCTTCCATCTTGCTGTTGAGTGTCGGAAGCACCTTTTGGACGAAAAAACTTGCATTTACCTCAACAATAGCTGTAAACAAGTCAATGCCTTCATCCAGTTCCAGGTCTTCAATCCATTCACGAGATTGTTTGGAGCCGATTACCATTAAATCAATAATTCCATCTCCACCATTTGCTACCAAGCCAGTAATAACCTCAATTTGGTTACCACCGCCACTTAGTGCTTCAAATAGCGCTTTTGAAATTGGATCAATTGCTTTAAAAACTTTTGGAAGCTCACCAAACTTGAAAGGCTTGATGGTGAGGTTTGCGTCGCGTATATTGAGTTCCTTGCCTTGAGGAATTAGTACATTTAGTTCAGACATTTAATTTAGCTCCTGTATTTGCTGCTGTTTAATTTGTGGACCATAAGGGAATCGGACCCTTCGGAGATTGCATGCAAAGCATTCTTGTACCCCAGTACATAGCCCAATTCATCGTTACTGGATCTATTTATGCATCATCCAGATAAAGGGAGAGCCGACATTGCATCGGCTCTCAATCCTCAGAACAGGAGATTCGTTGGATTAAACTTCTTTGACGATTGTCATGTACTGCGAATCGCCAACACCAGCTGTACCATCAGGAAGAACCATACCCGACATGGTGAACTTGTTGACTTCTGTACCGATCAGGCTCAGCGTTTCAGCCATGTTCAGAGAAACACGGTTGATCTTTGCAATAACAGCCTTCTTGGTTGCCAGGTTAATACCTTCAAAGCGGAATGCGTATTCAGCAACCGTTTGTGTGTTAGCTTCAACCTTCTCGTATGCGGAGAATGTGTAGTCAACGGTCAGATCCCAAGGAGCTGCGCCACCCAGGTTAGATGCGGAGACCAGAGTGATCGTACCATTCTTTGCATCAACAGTGTAGTCAGTACCAACGGTTAGAGTCGTTGCACCCTTTTGAACCACAACAGCAGCAATGCCTGGGTTCTTTACAGGGATGATCTGGTTCAGAGCGTAGCCAGTAACAGCTTCGTCAGTAACAGTACCAGAAACAACAGCGGAAGCGGAACCGTAGAAAGCACGGGCCAGGTTTTCCTTTGTGAAGCTCTTTGCATCTACAGCGAATTCCCAGTCATTGCTGATTGGCACGTGAAGAGCGATGGAGCGGTTACCGGAGCATGATTCATAGTCATCAACGAAGTCTTGAGATACGTTGATTTCCAGACGCTCGGTGTCACCAAGTTCAGTCCAACCACCATTGATAGCGCCGTTAGAAGCGCGTGGTGCTACGAAGACCTTACCTTGGCCAATGAAACGTTCAGTTGTGCAAGTTGCCATAATTATTCATCCTTTTTTCATGAAATGTGAATTGTTTAACGTGGGTATTTATAATATCGTCACGATTGAGTAACGTTGGTCAAATACCATACGTGTACCTGTTAGTTCATCAAGAGTCTGACCTTCATACTTCCACCGCTTAGCGCCAAGTGGGCCACCCTGGCCATGTATAGCGTTAATCACTTCTTCAAAAAGTGGGTATTGGTTGGTAAGTAGATCTGATTCAGTTTGGTAGTCCACAATCAGCTTAACCACAAAGTTAAGTCTAATGTTTGCACCACATGAACCCTCTTGTCCATCTTCAAGGTTTTCGTCACCGACAAAAATTATCCATGCAGCTGGGCGGTCAACTTTCTCCATCATCGGGTCCATACCCTTAGCACCAGCAGCCAAACCAACACGCTTAACTGGGGTACCAAATGGATTGGTTGATATTGCTTTGATCTTTGTGACCAAATCTTGTGCGATTTCAGAGATCATTGAGTGTTATCCTGTAATATTTTCTTGATTTTATTTATGTCAGCTTGACTCCAACCCAGGAATGGACGAGCAGGCATCTTCGGAGTACCGAATTGAAGGTACTTTGCATATCCAACATTACTGTAGATGGTTAGTGTCTTCTCACTGATTCGGTATTCAATGCTGTTGTTCAATGCACCTGTGCGGAATAACAAAGAACCACCCTTACCACGGTTAGCACGAATGGTAGCCATAGACCAAGGAGCCCATGGTTGACCATCAGGCCCAGTCTTTGATTGGGTGATACGGTGCTTGGTTGCATCTACCCCCATCTTCGCTACTTCTTCCAGCGTCTTCTGTGGAGCTCGCTGGATTGTGGTTATGCGATTACGGGTACTTTGCAATCCATCCGTACGGGTGGTTATGTTGAATCTCATTGTGCTGTGCTAAATTCCTGAACTTCAATATTCACTGCATTACCAACCGTTGAATAATCATAGCTGGTTATGTCACCACGGAAACCATTCTGGTCCGTAACAGTTTGTCCCATTAACATAGACGAAGCTGGCAGTGATGTGATGATGGATGCAACACGAATGCCTGATTGTGCAAGGTTACGACCTGGAACCATGCCTGACTTTGACGTGGAACTAAAGCTAACAAGAGCTGGCAAGTTACGGGCGGTGTATGTGGTTGCATCAGGTGCGAAACCATCACCATCATTTCCATAACCAATTGTTTGGATATCTACACGATCTGGTAGCTCAATAACTAATACTGGCTGGTGAGGCTGGCGGGATAGAATCAAGAATGTGCGGCCTTGATCTTCACTGTACATGAAGTCGCCCTCTTGTATCTGAGCAGCATCGGTGTAAGCTGTGTAAACGGGTGTCTGCCACTCAAGAGCTTTAGTGTATGAGTCGTTCAGTGTCACGGTCAGCTTGATGGCATCAATGAAATTTGCATCATCAAGCACATCAACATTGCGGAGTGGGCGATACAGGTTGAATGTGTATCCTAGCTTGTTACCAATCTTCTTGTGGGCAACATCTAACTTACGTTGAATTGATTCGGCGCTCATTATAGGTCCTTTTGTTGAGCCATAATGGCCTTTTGTTGTTGGATGGCACGCTTCTTACCATTTTTTCCAATGTATACTTTGCCAGTCTGGCCAACTCGCCAACCAACCTTGCCGTTCACTTGTACTCTAACTAGTGGCATGTGTGTTCCTCATTTGCTGTATTTATGGTTTAGGAGTTTCATCATCTTGTGATGTAGTTGGTGCTGATTTATCAAACAACCGGATCAGCGTTCTGTTACCAATCACAACAACACCAAATAGTGCCCAAATCATAACATCAACATTAGTACCATGCATAACGGCAAACACAAATGTAAAGCATAAGCAACCATACCCAACGTTAGACCAAAACTTAGTATGCGATGGCTTACCTGTTCTTTGGTCTAACATTAGCATTGAGAAGATGGTTGCGAACAGCTTCTTCATTTCTTTTCCGTTTGTGATTGGTACATTGGAGCGGATCCTTGTTGCACTACATCATGTGTCACATTGTTCCACGTGGCTACAGCAATGTACATAGCGATTGCCCCTGATATGATTAGGACAGCGTTCTTAATAACCTCAAACTTCATCTTTTTCAAGAACTCGGTGCGGGCGGTCTCTTCTACGATTTTCATACGTGCCCATGAGTGGTGTTCTTTGTGTTCAACAGGATTAAAGTCACCAAAGTGATCTTTGAATAGCTGTTCAATTCGTGTATGGAACCCACGATCTTCTGTGATGTATCGGTCAATGTGTGTGCATAGTTTTTCTACTGTGCCTTGTACTTCAATCAGACCATTACGTCGTTCGGATTCAGGTAGCTTTTCTGGGGTGTCGTCTTGGTGCATTTGTTTTTCCTTAGGTTGGTCTAAATTACGGTTAGGTATTTAGACCAAATCCCTCAAATGATGCTGTTAGAACGTCTTTTCAATGTATAAGCTCATGATGTCAATACCAACAGCTGTGGCTTGAGTAGCACCAGTACTGCGGATTGCCTGTGGAGCTAGCAATGTTCCTGAGTTTGGTGATAATCCGGTTAATGAGAAAGTTCCTCGTGCAGTATCACCAGTATTGAGACGAATAACTTCATATTCAACATTAGCTGTGTCAAATGGGCTAGAAAACAGGCGAACTTCATACACTGACGTCTTATCAACAGGGAAGTTCGCGCCGAGGTCTACATCTGTTCCCAAGGAGCCGCCAGCGCACCGGATCTTGAAGTTTGTACCACCTGCATCTTGGATTAGACCAAAACAAGCCGTTGTTGGCAATGCAGTTAATGGCCCAGATTGTGTGGTCATACCCACAAACATCCAACGGCCTGTAGACACCAGTGTCACATCAGACACAGCAAATCGGTAGACCATATAAAACCCACCCAACCCAGTACCATCACCCAGTGTCCATTGACGAACAGTCCACGACTGACCACATTGAGTATTAATGGTAGCTGCAGTAACATAACCAAGGCGACGTGTACGATTGACAGCAGACGTTGATGCAGTTGTGCGGGCAGTTGCTGTGCCATTTGCAGTCGGAGCTACCAATCCCAACACACCTGGGACGGTGGTTGCATTGCCTGGAGGATTCCACCAACCGATGTCCTTAGAACCAAAATGTGGTTGTAGAAGATCATCAGCTGCACCACCAATACCCAAGTCCGGATGCTTCACGGAGATTGATGGATAAGCAGAGTTGCTCTTGTAGATGACAATGTTACTATTTGATGATGGTACCGATGGTGATGATGTTTGTACCAGTTCAAGATCGCCAGTTGCAGTAATCTTTGATCCAGATACCCCACCAAATGCGCCAGCGTTGTTGTATTGAAGCTGGCCAGTTGATCCAGCTGGGGAGGCAGAAACAGTAGCCCACGATGAATCAGTACCGTTGGTTGTAAGGAACTTACCTGAATTTGAGGTTTGTGATGGAAGGATTGCGTTTGCAGCAGCATTTTGAGTCGTTGCGCCGGTACCACCCTTGTTCAATGCCAATGTGCCAGCCAAATTGCCGATAGCAACACTGCCTGGTTGGAATGTGACAGTTGGGTTTCCACTAGTACCATCAGCGTTTGTGACAGTAATAGCACCATCACCAGATGCTATGGTGCGATATTGTGGCGATCCACCGGCGCCGCAGATAATGCCAGTACCAAGACTGTTTGCATTCGTAAAGTCAGCACGCATCATTTCAATAATGCTATCAGAGCCAGCATTACGTTTGATGTATAGTTTGCCGTCATATGTGTTGACAGCGATTTCACCTAATGATAGGTCAGTAGTTGCAGGAACTTTTCCTGGAACAGCACTACGTTTTAGTACTATTGTATTAGCCATATGGCACTCCTGAAAGTAAGAAAGGGAGAATATTCTCCCTTTCTATTTACTCGCATTGTTAGGTTAGAACGATCCACCATCCAATGTTGAAGAGCTGGTCAGGTAACCAGGATCAGCAACAAATTCAAGAGCAGATTCACCAGCATTCACCTTAACAAACTTGCTACCATGTCCTGTGTATGAACTTGGAGCATCAGACAGAGATGTGAAAGCAGACACGCCTGAGGATGGAGTTGCATTCACCCAGTTGGTACCATTGTATGTCAGAACCTGAGTGTTAGATGGAGTCGTGATAACAACATCAGATAAGGCATTGATTGACGCTGCAGCAATTTGTGTATTTGCACGTGAATCAGCTGCTGTAGAGAAGTCAGAAATGTCAGTACTTGACAAGTTAACAGTTGAGAACGTTGCAGCACCGGTACGCTTAATGAAACCAGTCGTTGACAGAGCAGCGATTGCAGACAGGTCAGCGTCAAAAGCTTGAACAGACGAACCAACAGCAGCAGTGATGCGGGCATCAGCAGCGGTAGAGAAGTCAGTGATCTGCGAAGCTGTGTGAGTGTGACCTTCAAGGCTGAATGCAGTGAATGCACCACCGGCAACTTCAACACCCCACTTTGTTTGCGATTCTTTCCAGATCAGACGCATGTTGGTTGACGAACCACGAACTGCTTCAATACCGATATCTACTGAAGGAGTACCAGTTTGACCAGAAGCTAGTTGTATAATGTTGTCTGCAACGTCAACTGTAGTGCTGTTCACGTGTGTGGTTGTGCCATTGACCGTCAGGTCACCAGTAATCGTGACGCTGTTACCGAACGTCTTGTCACCGTTGATGGTTTCAGAACCAGTCTTGTGGACATAGTCAGCTTCTGCAAAGTCAGTGATGTCAGCCTTAACCAGTGTTACAGCTCCGGTCTTACCAGCAACAGAATCCACAGTATTGACTTCAGCGCCAGCTTCAATACCGGCCAGCTTTAGATGATCAGCGGAACCACCAATGGCAGTAACACCAGCGCCACCGACATCACCAATGAACAGGGTGCTTGAGTTGTATGAATACGCCAGTTCGCCTTCACTCAATGATACTGGTGTAGCGGTTACCTGGGAACGTTTGATCTTGATTGTATTTGCCATAATAGTCTTTCCTTAAAAATATCCAGCGTTAAGTGTGACGGAACCAAACGTTCCATTCAGTTCTTCTTTCAGTGGAATTGCTTCCCATGATGCGTTACGATACACATTTAATGTATCATCTGTTGTGTTGTACCAAAGCAGACCTTCGGTTGGTGTCACAGGGGCGGTTGGGCCAGTGTACGTGCCTTCACCAGACGGACCTTGTGGGCCAGTGTCTCCAGTATCACCCTTTGGGCCTTGTGGTCCGGTGTTACCAATTGGACCCTGCACGCCTTGGATGCCCTGTATCCCTTGTGGGCCTTGAACACCCTGAGGACCTTGAGGACCAACCGGTCCTTGGATACCTTCAGGGCCTTGACTGCCACCAACCTCAATAATCAGGTTGTCTTTTTCAGTAACTAATGCGTAGTTTGCCATGTATTTACCTTTTTATCGTGTCACAGTAATGGAAACTTGAACATAGTCCAAACCAACATACAGTGTGTTACCAGTGCTCATATTTACTAACACTGGGCCTTGGATTGGGTACGCAAGAGCACTGAATGCACGGCTGTATACCATAACGTCATCAATGTAATACTGGATCAGGTCAGTTGCATTGTCGTAAACAATCTTGAAAGTGTACCATTGAGCAGCGACTGGAGTGATTGATGTTTCAAATGTTCCCACGTTAGATGCAGCATCATTGTAACGACAGATGAAGTGGTTGCCGTTTGCTCCATTGAGGTATTCAAAACCAACCCCAGCTGGTGTGGCTCCACCAAATCCATCAAAGATACCACATTTCATGTGCGCTTGGGTTCCACCGGAAGTCAACGTGTTCATCTTTACGCGCTGAATAACTGTAAATCCAGTCTGCTGGAACCAACGAATAACGATTGTTGGATACAAATAAGAAGTACCACCGTTGATTGATAGGTTGGCGCCTAGTTGAAACCAACCAATTGTGTTCTGTGCATCGGTTGCATTCCATGCTGTTTCATATCCATTAAACGCAAACTTACCATTTGGGGAGTAGGATTCAGCAACTGTAGATGCATTTGTTTTAACCCAGTACCAGTCACAGTCATCATTCCAACCATAAGATTGTGATAGAGGAGCGTTTGAACCAGACGGACCTTGTGGGCCGGTAGGACCAACATCACCAGTGTCTCCTTTAATACCCTGAATACCTTGAATGCCCTGCGGGCCTGTGTCGCCAGTATCACCTTTTGGTCCGGTAGGACCTACTGGGCCTTGACTACCTTGTGGGCCAGTATCTCCGGTATCACCTTTAACGCCCTGGATACCCTGAGGACCAGTATTGCCAGTATCACCTTTTGGTCCGGTTGGGCCAGTGTTGCCAGCAGATCCTTGATCACCCTTTGGACCTACTGTGCCTTGAGGGCCGGTTGGGCCAACAACACCCTGTGGTCCTTGAGGGCCTGGGGCACCAGTAACACCTTGGATACCATTGGATCCAGCAGGACCAGGGACACCCTGAGCTCCTTGGATACCTTGTGGGCCAGGTTCTCCTTGAGGTCCTTGCAATCCCTGTGACAACTCAACAGTGATTCCACGATCTTCTTGGATTACAACTTCATAATCAGCCATTATCGGGTCACCTCTTTGCTGAGTACAGCCTTACCTTGCAGTAAACGATCAACAACACCGCTTGGATACACAATTTCAACGTCATAAACGCCAGTATCAAAGCCAAGAGCGGCCGTAACCACATTGGATAATGAGATTGTGAACTCACCATTGGCTGCATCTGTGATGGCTGTAACAAAGGAAGCCACAGGAGAAGCATCTTCAACAGCTGTTCTCACTTGTCCACGCACAGTACAACCAGTAATGTCAACGGGTAGCTGACTCACTGACTCTTTAACGGTGATCTTTTGAATGTAATCAGATCCTTGTTGGATCAAAATGTTGTACTTGCCAGCTGCCATGTTAGATATCTCCGTGATCTGCGATTACTCGTTTTGCAGTCTGAGTGAGTTGACTCATCTTTTCTGCGAATTCGTTTGGTTCAACCGTGGCTTGCCCATTGTTGAACTCCATGATGTGCTCTCTGTGAACGAAAGCGAATGTAAAAACACCACGTCTACCTTCACTTGCTACCTTTGTGATCTGGTTGCCCTTGAGTCTCAAGTAAGCAGCCAGTGGGACATGCGGTGTTTTGTATTCTGTTATCAGATTTGTATCCATTTAATTTTCCTTTTGTGTTTGGGGTTTAGCGGGCGAGGGTTAGCGTTCCTTCTCCATTCCACGCATTTGAACCAATTGCCTTCAGCAACGTCTTAACCTTTGTTGGGATACGGTCAGCTTTCATGTTGCTCTTGATGCCGATATCCAAAGGACCAACCTTGTATGTAGACAATGTTTCCAGATCGTTCTCATCTACAGTGAACTCGCCGGCCTTCATCTTCAAGTAATGCAGTGCTTGTTCAAATGCTGCCTGCTTTAGTTGTGCAGGAATGGTTGCATCGTCAAGGTAACCAACTGAGTCACCACTAATGGTTGCTTGTGATTCACGGTTGTAGTCACGAGAGATCACATAACGACGTGGCCATTGTAGGGATTGTGTGTGAGTTGTACGTTGACCACCAAATAGTTCCACATCAATGCGGTTGGTAGCCATTACCAGTGCTGCTTGCTTATCTTTTGCTGTAGATGGCCAGAAATCACCATCCAAATGGGCAGCAAAGTAGTCATCTGCTTCAGAAACTGAAACGTAACTATTTGCGGTTGCACTCTTTGCGGTGCTGTCAAAAACGAATGCCATAATTGTTATCCTCGGTAAGGTATGATCTATTTATGTTTGCTGATGTTTGCTATTGTGCAAACAGAAAAGGCCCCCGAAGGAGCCTTTTTCTTGATTACTACTTGTGTTACGATTAAACGAACTCGGTAACAGCAGCCAGACCACGGATGTTGTGGATAGCCAGGGAACCGTACATCTTGAGACGGAAGCGAGTTGCATCCTTGCCTTCAAGAACGATAGGAGCGTCAGCACGGAAGATGTCGCCTTGTGGAACAACCAGAGCTAGACCTTCGTTACCGCCTTCTTCCCAGTTACCAGCGTACAGGTAGCCGTCAGCAGCGTAGTCGTTACGGATGAAAGGAACACCGTCGTAAGTAGTGAAGTACTTACCGTTCAGTTCAACGGTCGTAACACCACCAGCAGCGCGCAACAGAGCCTTGATCTTGTTCTCGGTCTTAGCGTTACCCATCAGGAAGTCAACTTGTGAACCCTTAGAGATAACCTTTGACTTAGCTTCGTCAATGTGAGCGAAGGTCAATGCAGCACCGTTGGTATCAACCAATTGGTCAGCGAAAGCGCCAGACAGAACAGCAGCGTTCAGACCATCAAAGTTGTTTGCGCCAGCTGTACCAGAAATGGTCAGAGCGTTGAACTTACGTGCAATACCCTTAGCAGCGTTTGCGATTGCAACAGCTTCTGGATCGTTACCAGCGTTTGCGCCAGCGCCTTGAGCCATGGTCAGACCAGTGACGTCAAATTGACCAGAGATACCTTGCAGAGCCAAGGAAACTTGGGTGATGTCCAGAGCGGACGAATCAGTGATTGTGCCGTCAGCAGCGATCAGTTGGCCATCAATGCCAGTCGTTTCGCGGTTGAAGACATATGCATTACCAGCGACTTGCTTAACTGGCAGTTGAGCCAGGAAGTCAGACACGGTAATAACGGTTTCGGCCAGGCCGACTTGCAGGTCGTCAAGACCTAGTTGAGATACTTCAGAGAAAGTGAAAAGTGCCATTTTAGGACTCCAATAAGGTTGTAGATTACAGTGTTATTTACGACGGTTTGCCAAACCAGCTGCAATTTTTTCGCTTGCAGACTTTTCATGTTGGACAGGACCCGCCTTAATTGTTTTTTGTGCTCCAGACCCTCTGGATTGAGCAAATAAATGTGGGGCAGTTTCTGACAAAGCTTGAATCCAGTTGGTAACACCCATTGGGTTGCCTTCTTTATCAATCAGCTTCGTCTTAGGTACTGGCTTGCCTTCTTTAACAGCAAACGTTTCCTTAGCTCTTGCCAACACATCTGGTAGCGCGCTTTCCAGTACCCCGTACTTAATTGCTGCTTCCTTGACACCATCCGAAAGAACCACACGCTCAAGGTGTTGCTCAAGTGCATTCTTCTGTTCGGATAAAGCATTCAGTTGTGACGAATAGTTCGTCTTCAATTCTGCTACATGGGTTTCCAGTAGCGTTTCAATATTTACTCCTGTGCCAGCTTTTTGTTCCAGCTCTTTGCGCAGGGCGATATTGTTTTCACGGAATTCTTTTAGCTTGCCTTCCGTTTCGGTGAACTTGGTTGTGACCTCTTGTAGCTTAGCGACTGGAACAACACCTTCCACGTCAAGAACATAGGTACCAGATTCAGATTGTTTGTAGTAAGCCTTTACTTCTTCTGCAGGCTGCTCAGCAGTTTCATACGGTAGTGCCATTTATTACCCCCGGTAATGTTATAATTTTCATTTAGAGGGTGGGATCAACCATGAAACCCACCCTCATTCAGTTCAACAAAAGTATTTATGCGTTTGTACTCATTTGTGATCGTAAATTTTGGTCACGATTCAAAGCATCAGCTTCTTCAAATGATTCTTCTGGTTCAGATTCTTGGGCTTCGCCTGGTTCTTCTTGACCAGTTAGGCCTTCTTTCTCTTCTTCAACAGAGTCAACAATCTCACCTTCATACAAACGTTGCAGCATGGTATCCAATGTGATAGCACCTTGCTTGAATGCATCCAACAGAACACGGATTTCATCAGGAGACATCTTGGATGGGCTAAAGTCCTTGTTAAGTTGAAGATCAACTTCTGCTTCTGGATAGCCAAACCATAGGTTGTACATCTCAAGAATCTCTGTGAGTGCGTTCTCCAAGCTGTTGGCCACTGTGGTCAATGATGCACCCTCAGCACCCAAACGCATCTGTAGTGCATCTGAACTTTCAACACCAGCTTTGTACTGAAGCAGACGGCTACCAAGGCTGAACATTTGCTCTTCTTTGGTCTTCTGCAGATCCATCAGGAACGACATACCAGATCCTTGGAACTCCCAGAAGCCAACAGTAGAACCTTGTTGCAGTTGGACGACTTCATCAGAACCAATACGAACTACCTGTGCATCATTAGCAAGGTTGCCAGATACGTATGGAGTTGGTAGTGCCAAGAAGTGAGCACCGTGGGCAATGTCCACAGCAATCTTGAAGTGCTCAATGTTGATGTCAGCCAGATTGAACAATGTTGGCTTGTATACGTTCTTGCTTGTATCGTATGGAGTACAGAACACAAATGGTAGGAACTCAAGAGCCTGACCACGATATGTTGGTTGTACTTCTTCTACCAGCTTGAATTGTGTCTTTGATGTGACTTCAGCGAACTTACCAGTGGAACTAGCTTGTTGTTCCCAGATACGGACAGTGTAGTAGCCATCTTCATCAAGGAACAGTTCACGATAGCGACACTTCTTCACCGTCATGTAACGGTCAGAAGCATCTTGTGTGTAAAAATGTTCACGAAGAACCACAAAATCATCGCCCCAGTTGGTGATGTCTTCACTGCGGTAGACCAACAGATATGGGCTATCCCATTCAGCACTGTAGTCACACATTAGGCCAATACGGCCACCGGTCATCAGTTCAACATATGCTTGTTGTACGAGTTCCTCAAATGAGCAGTCATCAGCACAAACTGGATCATCTCCAACCACACCTTCAACGGTTAGTGGCTTGCGCATCAATGCACCAAGCAACGCCATCATTGTGCGGTCTACCACATTGTAGTAGGATGCACGGCTGCGGTAGTTCTCATATTGAACATTTGTTTGACCAGACAATCGTGGAACATAGTCCTTGACTTCGCCCTCAAATGCGTCTTTGGTTTTCATCACATATCCGATGTGACGTTGGTATTCTGGGTGGGTACTATTAATTGGCATGGTTATTCCTCAAATATTCTGTTTCTATTTATCAAACATCAGTAACCGACCATCTTCAGCCCACCAGCCTGGTAGCGTTTGACAGGGAACTTCTTGTAGATAAAATATCCAGCTGCGTCGTTAGGGTGGTCTTGATCGTGTCTTTTGTCTGGTTGTCCAGTCTTATCGTACACTTGCTGCTCTAATGCTTGGGTGTATTGAGGACATTTAACCGTGTTTACTCTATATTTACGTACATTTTCAGCATTACAAAATGCTTGGTTCATGGAATTGATGCGATCCTTGACAGGAGGGTTGATACTGTCAACAATTACCTGGAAGCCAGCAGAGGTCAGCATGTTCAAATCAGAGGTGGAAGCATCAACTGTGGCTCTACCTTTACCAGAGCTGTCTGGATACACAATGACCTTGAATTGTGGATACCGTTCCTTGATGATTTGGATGATCGCTTCTGTGTCTTTAGCACCAACAATCTCATCAACAGCAATTGGGCCGTGTTCATCAATGATATGAGCCACACCAGCCATCTTACCAACGTTAAAGTCCATACCAATGTGCAATTGTGGTAGAGCTAAGCTACGACCAAATCCATCA